AGGCTTCAGATATTTTTACAGGAAGCTTGTTGCCCTTGATACCTAGCCGCTTACAAAGCTGAACTTTGCTTGTTGGTTTAATCTCTTGCTCGCCGGTCTTGCGGTTTAGTCGCATAATCGGTGACTGAATTTCTTTGATGGCGCAATTAATCATTCGTGCTAAGCAAACATCAGTGACGTCTAATTCAGATTTTAGCATAACGTTTAATAACCCAGCCTTTACGCGCACTCTTGCGCTACTATCATCAGCGTAGAGCAATCTAGCCAAGTAGTAAGCGTGTGTATCTAGCTTCAGTTGTGTTTCAGGGTGTCGCATTGCCAGTGCGCCAGCCACTTCATTTACATCAGGCGCGGTACCACCAAATCCCATTCCGTCAATCTGTTTTGACTTTGTGGTCATCCTTGCCAGCTCTTTTATTGGGTGTGCCATAACATTTACCTTTTTTAGCGCACGGCTCATGCCGCTTTTTGTTTCTGCATTTCGCGTACACGCTTGCGATAATGCGCCTTAATATCTTGTATTTGTTCAATTGTGTAGTGCTTGGGTTCGTGTGGGCCTTCAAGTTTATCTACTCGCTCTTGCCCTATCCGCTTAACCAGGTTAATGCGATAACTAATCAGGTTCCCTGACTTGTGCTGGTTACAGGGCACGCACTGACGGTGGCAATTGTCTTCATCAAAACGTAATTCCGGTGAACTGCCTACGCTTCGGTAATGTCCTGCATCGTACTTGCCAGTATGGAACCTACCGCAACTGATACACGGCTCTTTTGCATCCCGCAGTCGGATATAGGCGTTGAAGGCAGTTTGTGCTTCCCGTAGGTGCTCGCCTTTTGTTTTGAGTTTTTCTTTCTTTGCCTTAAGTCGCTTCGATTCAATTTGCTTACCCTTTTTAGCCAGTTTAGAAACGTTAGCTGCCGCCCACTCTGCAAAACAGTTTTGGTCACAGAATGCTTTTAACTGTCGTAATAGCATGTCGCTTTGTGGGCCTTTCTTTTTGCAGTGCGAGCAACGGCGGCTTTTCACGATTGCGGCCCCTTTTTATAGCGAGCTATATCTCGTTCCAGTAAGGACCACATGTGTGATTGATAGCGAGGCCATAGGTTCGGCGCGCAGCCTTCACACAAGCAATCAGCGTTGAGGAAAATTTTCTTTGCGCATTCTGTTGCTGGATAACCAGACTTAATTTCTATCGCAGGTAATTCGCCAGTGTGAACCATCCAAGGGTGATACTGCTCCACTGGCTCTTCTCTCACCACTACACGTTTTACGTTAGTGAAATCCCACCCCCATAAATGCGCAAGCGACCTTGCCTCTGAAACCTCTTTCAAGCTCCCATCTAGCATGCGTACATAACAAGCCGTTCTTGTTGGTGTAATCACTGCTTTGCCCCCATATTCTCTTTGCAAGGCCACGGCACAAATACACCAAGTTTCTCAACCAACGTTTTGTTTAGAATGTCGTAAATAGCCGGGTAATCCGTACTGCTTGCGCGTGTAGTTGACTTCTCACCCACATAAGCCTCTTGCACTGGTTTCCATAAATGCTGCTTAACCGCTTCCATGGTCCACGGTATTTCTTGGCGCTTACTCATTTGAAGCACTTGCCTTACGTCCATACCCTTGTCATTAAGCGCGTGTGATACTTGGGTTAGCCAAAGATGCAACGCATTGTTTTGTAACTGGCTGCGCTGTTTCTCATCTGTCGTTTGAATCATTAGCCATTTGCTTTGGTGCCACTTTTCACGCAACTCTTGAATAGCTGCGTCTAGTGATTGCTGGCTGTTTACTATGCGGAATTGACCTTTCATTATGCTGCCTCCCCGAATAAATCTAGCTGGCGAGATAGGAGCGATATTGGCACTTGCATCTGTGAGAAAATATGCGCAATTACATCAACCGTCCATCCGTTGCCTAGCATCTTGTAGCGCTGCGTGTTACTCACGTGGCTTGTGTAATTGTCCGGTACGGTTTGAAGGCGCTCGCACTCGATAGGTGTTGTTTTGCGGTAATCAACCTTGTTACCAATTAGTGCTTTACCCCCAGTGCCGGCAGAAGCAGTAAGCGCGTAACTCTTTCCTTTTACGCTCATTTCCTCCGTGCCCCTGCTTCGAATTTCTACGCCAGAGATAATGTGGTTGTTATGCTCCCATGAATTACTGGTTATTGATGGCGACTTACCATCTAACGCACGTAAGCCGCCAGAGTTATTACCTCGAGGCTTTTGGTTTATAAAGACAAGCTGCTGGCGATTCTTTTCAAAGTAACTTTTTAGGTTGCCGCCTTTGTAATAGTTTGCATCCAAGCAATGAGCCTTGTCGCGGTCAACGTGGTCACTCTCCAAAATATCAGCCAGCACAATACCTCTATCCTCTGGCTGGCTAACCTCCCAATTACACCAATAATAGCGCTGTCGATTCTGCGCACTCACTAAAGCGCTATTAATGAAAACAGGCTCAACGCCTAATTGCTCACTGATAACCGCTAGGTATTCTTTTTTCATCTTCACGTTTTCAAGCATGAATTTAACGCTTGGGTTAACGCTTTTGATGTGATTGAGAATATCTACGTAAACGAAAAACAATTTGCTTCGAGGGTCGTCAAACGCTAACTGTTTACCCGCGAAACTAAAGCCCTGGCATGGTGAGCCGCCGATTAGCAAATCAATCGATGCCCAATCAATATCCCATTCTCGCCATTGGGTAACATCGCCAAGCTGAATAGTGTCGGGATAATTCGCTTGTGTTACCTTGATAGCGTACTTATCCAGTTCGGATGCGTAGTATTTGGTTGGCTTAATGCCAATGCGGTTTAAAGCAATCTGACCGCATGACATTCCGTCAAAAAGTGAAAGTACGTTCACGCCTCCAACTCCTTCCATAACGCCTCAAAATAGGCTTGATTACTTAGGTTCTCTGCCGTTACTTCGCGATATGTTTCATTGATACGGCGAGACTTAGCGAGCTTGTGCAAAGTTGGACTTTTTGTTTCACGCTTAATGCGTAGTGAGCGGTTTCCTAATTGGTGTTGGTTCATGCGGGTTTACCTTTTGCTTTTAACTCGCGCATTAAACGCCTGTGATCAACGTGCGATTCCTTCAATTGCTTTTGAAGTGTATTTACTCTACTCATCAATCTTGAAACCTCCGTTCTTGCTGCCTTAAGTTCGTTTTGAAGCTTTTCTTCGTCACCAATTCGACTGAACAACTTCACTAAAACCCAGTGCTCGCGGCTCGAGTTTTTCTTATGCTTAAATTCTTCCAGTAATTCGCCAAATTTATATTGTGATGATTCAGTTGCGGGGCCAGCTATTGGTTTAATACCCCCTCTTTTTGTCACATAGAGCAAACCCCACTTATTTGGGAGATCTTCTGGCTGAATGACACCTTCAGGACAAAGAAAATAGCGCCAATCGCCCATACCTCTTTCAGGCTGCTGTCTGTGTGGCTTTTTCCTGTCACTGAGGAAGTCAGAGCGACAAACCTTTACCTCGACAACTACTGAGCCATCCATATAACCAGAACAACGAAAACCTATCGCGTCAGGAATTTCACCATTCCAACCGCTCGCAACTTCGCTTACTGCAACATTGCAACCGTGGCCGCTTTGACTGTGAGAGCGCTTTAGCCACTTAACGGCTTTGTCGCACAATTCTCTGTGAGTCCACTGCTTCATGCTGCCACCTCTAACTTATTAATCTGCCCTTTTGCGGTACGCCGTTTTTTAGGAACGCTAATCGGCCTTCGGTAATGAACCTGATTTCACTGGCGTATTGCTGTGCCAGGCTAAACCACTTTACTGATGGGTCGCACATAACGAGCATTACAGTGCCCCGGCCAGCGGCTTGAGCTTCAATCGCTTTTTCTACCCATGGCTTAATGTTGCTGTATGGTGGATTGCACCAAAGCCATGAATTAGCGGTTGTCTTACACAAGCCAAGGTATGTCTTGGCATCCTTTGACCAATCTTGTGCAAGCGCATCATCTTCAATAGTCCAATAATCTGCACACTTCGCTGTTTCATGCTCGGCACACACATCAAAGCCAAAACCAAACTCCATATCTAGCGCGTTAAACACCTC